CGACCTTCCGGAGTTTTTGTTTCCATTTCAGCGGGAGCTGACGAGTTGGGCGGTGCGCGCCGGGCGAGGGGCGTTGTTCGCGGACTGCGGTCTGGGTAAGACGCCCATGCAACTTGCGTGGGCGGAGGCTGTCCGCCGACAGACCGGGCGGCCCGTGCTGGTGGTAACACCCCTGGCTGTGTCTTTCCAGACCAAACGTGAGGCGGAGAAGTTCGGCTTCGACGCTGACATCTCCCGCCTCGGTGATGTTCCCTCCGGCCTGACTATCACCAACTATGAGCGGTTGGAGAACTTCGACCCGGCTGCGTTCGGCGGCGTTGTCTGCGACGAGTCCAGCGCTATTAAGTCGTTCGACGGGAAACGGCGAGCGGTCGTCACCGAGTTCCTCCGCACTGTCCCGTATCGGCTGCTCGCTACCGCCACGGCTGCGCCCAACGACTACGTGGAGCTGGGAACGTCGAGTGAGGCGCTAGGGCAGCTAGGGCACATCGACATGCTCAACCGGTTCTTCGTCAACCAGAACAACACATCAGACACTAAAGGGCACTGGCGAGGCCATGGTGCGCCCCGGGCGTGGGAGGGTAAGCAGTGGCGTTTCAAGGGCCACGCGGAGGCAGCGTTCTGGCGTTGGGTAGCATCGTGGGCTCGCGCGATGCGCAAGCCTTCCGACCTGGGGTTCTCGGATGAGGGGTTTGCGCTGCCTCCCCTGGAACACCGGATGCATCTGGTTTCGGCGGAGCATCCCAAGGAAGGCACCCTGTTCGACGTGCCAGCGGTCGGTCTGGCCGAGGAACGCGAAGAGATGCGGCGGACCATCAATGAACGGTGCGAAGCCGCCGCTGCGGCGCTGGCGGACGCAGACACCGGGATCGCGTGGTGTCACCTCAACGACGAGTCGCGGCTACTGACGAAGCTCATCGACGACGCGGTGGAAGTCAGCGGGTCGGACAGCCCCGACGAGAAGGAAGAGAAGCTGATCGGGTTCGGTCGGGGCGACTTCCGCGTCCTGGTCACCAAGCCCTCCATCGGTGCCTGGGGACTCAACTGGCAACACTGTCATCAAATGACCTTCTTTCCCTCCCACTCATACGAGCAGTACTACCAGGCCGTCCGCCGTTGTTGGCGCTTCGGGCAAGAACATCCAGTCACGGTGAACGTGGTGGCGACCGAAGCCGGCGCCAACGCGCTCAAGAACCTGGAACGTAAGGCCGCAGCGGCGGACCGCATGTTCGATTCCCTGGTAGCCCACATGCATGAAGGTATGTCGATTCGACCGACTGTCCTGTTCGACGAGGAGACTCAGGTGCCGACATGGCTCAAGTGATAGACCAGCTCATCACCGACCGGTACGCGCTTTACAATGGCGACTGTATAGACGTGATGTCCGACCTGCCCGACACGTCGATACATCTGTCGATCTACTCTCCGCCCTTCGCCGGCCTGTATCACTACTCGTCCAGCGACCGTGACCTGTCCAATGCCCGCAGCTATGACGAGTTCTTAGAGCACTACGGGCTTGTGGTCGCCGAGCTTTGCCGATTGACCTTGCCGGGGCGGATAACTGCCGTTCACTGCATGGATGTGCCGACCGGCAACACGGGCCGCGACGCACTCCGAGACTTCCCCGGCGACATCATTCGACTGCACCAGCCTCTCGGGTTTGACTACATCGCCAGATATCACGTATGGAAGGAGCCCCTGACTGTCCGGAATCGAACCATGACCAAATCCCTTGCCCACAAGACGGTGGTGGACGACTCGTCGCGCTGTTCGGTGGCGTCAGCGGACTACCTGCTGGTGTTCCGCAAGCGAGGCGAGAACCCTGTACCCATCACGCACCCGGGAGGGCTAACAGAGTACGCGGGCGAGCGCACCCCGCCGACCGATGTGCTGCCATACCGGGGCTGGACCGGGAAGCAGATCGAGAACCGGTATTCGCACTGGGTGTGGAGACAGTACGCGTCCGCGTTCTGGGACGATGTCCGCCTGGACAACGTGTTGCCGTACCGGGAGGCACGCGACCAGGAAGACGAGAAGCACGTACATCCGCTACAGCTCGACGTCATACAACGCGCGCTCGTGCTGTGGTCAAACCCAGGGGAGCGGGTGCTCACCCCTTTCATGGGCGTCGGCTCGGAGGTGTTCGAGGCTGTTCGCAGCGGACGGCTGGGGATCGGTGTCGAGCTGAAGCCGAGCTACTACCGGCAGTCCGTCAAGAACCTGAAGACGCTTGACCTCGATAACCTCTGGTCGGGCGCGAAGCAGGGGAATCTGTTCGATGGCGCGTAGCCCTCACGAACCGACCGACGCCTGTAGTCCGCTGCACTGCTACGTCCATCAGGTCGATGAGCCGGCACCGGCCCGAGGCCGCGTCTACCTGGTTTGCGGCGAGTGCGGCCACCTGTACCGGACGGCCTGGCATCTGCGCCTCGCCGATTGGCGCGCCTATCGGCGAGCTACTCGGCGTTGGGCGCGCCCTGCCGCTAGCTGGCTCGCCTACTGGCGTGGCTGGTGGCGAACGGTCATGCTGAGGCCAGACAGGATCTATTCGTGCCCGCACTGCGCGGCCGACTTCTGAGGGGGAGGTCCGGGTTATGGACAGGTGGCGCTGCTACAAGTGCCCGTTAACGTTCATCCACGCGCGTGTCCTCGTGCGGCACCTGATCCGCGTCCACAACGAAACCCCGGGCCGATCGTCATGACCGTTACCCCGCCTCCCCCGATGCCGACGACGATCATCGCCGAGTTGGTTGGTGGCCCCTATGATGGGGCGACCGGCCCAGTCGGCGCGGACGCCCGTAAGCTGCTGACCGCGTGGCCGCTGGACTCGGCGCCGACCCCGAACACGTTCCGCGCTGTGGAGTCCGTGAAGGGGCCGCTGATGGCGCCGGAGTTGCGCGGCGAGCGGCTACCGATGGACGCCAGCCACCAGAAGATCGTCGTCTACCGGCGTCACAAGGTAGCGGCGAGCGGGAATGTCCTGTTCCTGTACGAAGGGTTGGAGAAGCACCTTGCCTAGCAATATCGACCCGGTACACCACGGCGAGGCCGAGCGGTGGGGCGGCTGGTCGTGGCGGGAGCCGCGCTACGGGGAGCACTTTCGTACCTGCTCGTACTGTGGCTGCATCAACCCGGACGATCTGGCGGCCGATCAGTCGTGGCGGGCCGACTGGGCGGACCGCAAATACGGCTGGCCGCACAAGTTCTACGTCGACATCCTCAACCGCGACCCGGGGCGCCCGTTCGCTATCGGTAGCCAGTCGAGCGGAACGGTTGACGCCTCGCCAAGGTCCACCATGGGGCTTACTTGGTACCGGTACGACGCGATGCCCGACGAGCTGTTGGAGATCGTCCACGCTACGCGGATGGCTGACGACAAGCAGCACGCTGACTGGTATGGCTTCGGTACCCGCGCCGCGCATCACGCGAAGTTCTACAGCACGCACTTGGCGGACCAGGGACTGAGCGATGAGGTACGGCTAGCGATCGAGGGCCGCTCCGGGATCGCGTTCGATTTCACCCCGGATGGCCGAGTGGGTTGGCGTCTGGGGGGTCGCTCATGAGTGCCCTCGATGGTCTGGCCCCGGGCGACGTGCTGGCCGTGTCGGATGCGGCCTGGTGGCACCCCTTCCCGGCGCTGATCCGCCTCGGGTCGTGGCTGCGTGGCCACTACACCTGGGTTGACCACATCGCGGTGTTCCATCACTGGGATGCGGTCAACGTTCCGTGGGGTATCGAAGGCCGCCCGTCTGGGGTGGGCTGGGTGGACCTACGGGCGTACGACAACCGGTGGCTACGCACCAACCGGCAGGAAGAGAAGACCCTCGACCAGCGCGACGCCATCTGCGCGCGGATGGAGAAGCTGCTCGGCGTCGGCTACGACTGGGAAGCGATCGTGGCCGACGCTGAGGTCGACCTGGCTCCGCTGCGTCCCTGGTTCTTCGGCGAGCACACGCCGGACCCGCCCGGATCTGTCCCGCAGCATGTGGTGTGCTCGTCTGCCGCCGCGTGGGCATACGCCGGCCTGGACTTGGAATATCCGGCGTTGTTCTACCGGCTGTGCCAGCCGTACGACTGGTATGAACTGTTCGTGGAGTACGGCTGGCGATGACGCCATGTCCGCCGCCCTCATTGAGCTGCCGCGCCGGGGCTCCCAGGTTCCTACCTACGCCTGGGTGCCGCCGTATGCGTCGAGCGCGGCCGATGAGGCAATAGCCCTCTCAGCGTCCGCCGGGCTGCTCGCCGACCCGTGGCAGACGAACATCCTCACAGGTGCGCTTGGCGAGGGACCGGACCGCCGCTGGTCGGCGTTCGCGGTCGGCGTGGTGGTAGGCCGACAGAACGGCAAGGGCGCCATCATCGAAATCCGGCAGCTCGCCGGCCTGTTCCTGTTCGGTAGCCGACTGTCGGTCTACACAGCGCACCGGTTCTCGACGGCCCAGGAGTCGTGGCAGCGGATGATGGACATCATCGAGGGCTGTCCGGACATGGATAACCGGGTCCTACGCAGCCCACGTAACGCTACCGAGATGGGCGTAGAGGTACGGGGACCTGACAATAAGCGCTGCCGGCTGCGCTATCTAGCCCGTACGGGACGGTCTGGTCGTGGCTTTACCGGCGACGACGTGTACCTGGACGAGGCGATGATGGGGCTCACAACGGAAATGATGGGCGCCCTCATCCCTACCATGTCCGCGCGGCCGAACCCTCAGCTCTGGTACACCGGATCGGCTGGGACGCAAGAATCGGTGGTGCTCGCCGGTGTACGTCGGCGCGGGCTCGGCAAAGATGACGCTCTGGCCTACTACGAGTGGTGCTCGGACCGGTGGGACCCGATCAGCCGGACAGGTGACGACCCTGCTGACCCGGAGACGTGGTACAAGACCAATCCGGGGCTGGGTATCCGCATCCGGGAAGGGTTCATTGAGCATGAGCGCCGAGAGCTGTCCCCGGTGGAGTTCGCCCGGGAGCGCTGCGGCGATGGGGACTGGCCAGCCGAGGAAGGCTGGGAGATCGTCCCCAAAGAGTTGTGGCGAGCTCTCGCCGACCCGCACAGCAAGATCGTGGGTCGGCTAGCCATCGGTGTAGACGTGACCCTGGACCACACCCAGGCGAAAGTGTCCGTGGCGGGCCGGCGAGCGGACGGGTGTTACCACACTGAGGTTATCCAGGCGCGGCCGGGTACGGCGTGGGTGGCGAAGTACGTCGCGGGCGTGGTTCGTCGCTGGCAGGCGCGGCTTGTGGCCGTTGTGGTTGATCCGAACGGTCCGGCCGCGTTCATCCTGGATGATCTGCGGGTTGAGGGCGTGTCCGACAAGCTGATCTATCGGCCGACCGGTGGGGAGATGGGCGCCTGGTGGGGTTCCTGGTACGCGGCCGTGAATGAGCGGCGTAACCTGCGGCACCTGGGGCAACAGTCCTTGAACATCGCGGTCCAGGTCGCCCGGAAGCAGGAGATCGGCGACGGTTCCACGCGGTGGTCCCGCAAGACCAGCCCGGGGGACATTTCAGCGCTGGTGGCGACTACCCTGGCGCTTGGTGGGTTCCTGGTACGCGGCCAGTCGACAGGCTCGGCCCCGTTCGTGGTGGTGAGCGCATGAGCACATACGACTTGGCGGTGCTGCGGAAGTGGCGGCTGGACTTCTGGACCGCTCTCGCGCGGGCGTGGATCTGGTGGCGGCGCACCGGGCGGCCCCTCGCCTACCGTCACGCACCGGCCCGGATCATACGGGCGCGGGCCGGCTGGTGGGCGGGAGCTTTCACCGGGGCATACGGATGCGACATACTCTGGGGCAGAGGCGTCGCGTTCCTGGTGCTCGGCGCCCTGGGCGTTACGTACTTCACGCTCTTGTACCACGTCGATGAAGCGGGGGCTTCGAGTGGCCAACCTGTGGCAGGCGAACAGACGCGCCGTTGGTGAGCGTGCCGCCGGTCAGGACGTGGCCGTGCGGGCAACCCCCGACGACTACTTCGCGTTTAATGGGGTCGCCTACCGGGGGTCACCATACGAGATTGGTGGGCGCACAGAGCGTGCGTCGGACGATTTCGTGCAGGCGGTTACCCGGGGGCTGAAGTCGAACGGTGTGGTGTGGGCCGTCGAGCGTACCCGGATCTCCATCTTTTCTGAGGCAACGCTTGCGTGGCAGAAGTACCGAGACGGCCATTACGGTGACATCCAGGGTGACACCCAGTTCGGCCGCCAGCCGCTCAAGATGTTTCAGAGGCCGTGGATCAACGGCACGACGGGAGACCTCGCGGCCCGGATGTTGCTGCACGTCGACTTCGGAGGCAACTCCTACGTGGCCCGGCGCGCGAACGGACTGAAGTGCCTGCGGCCCGACTGGGTGTCGATCGTGATGGGGTCGATGGATGATCCTCAGATGACGGCCGACGATCTGGACGCCGAGCTGTTGTTCTACGTGTATTGGAAGGGTGGGATCGGGTCGGGCGCGATGCCGCAAGTTTTGTTCCCCGATGAAGTCGCACACTTCGCTCCGTATCCAGACCCTAGCGCACAGTACAAAGGGATGAGTTGGGTATCCACCGTTACACCGGACGTAACGGCGGACTCCTATGCAACTCAGCACAAGCTGAAGTTTTTCGAGAACGGCGCCATGCTGTCCACCATCGTCAGCCTGGACAAGGACGTGCCCGAGGCCGCTGCACGGAAGTTCATCGCCGAGGCCGAGGCCCGGCACCGAGGCGTCACCAACGCATACCGAACGCTCTACATCGGTGGCGGCGCAGACGTGAAGACTATCGGGGCGACTCTCGCCGACCTCGACTTCCACGCCGTCCAGGGCGCGGGCGAGACCAGAGTGTGTGCGGCTGCGGGCATTCACCCCGTTGTGGTCGGATTCTCCGAGGGTCTGCGTGGCTCGGCGTTGAACGCGGGGAACTTCGCGGCGGCGCGGCGGGCGTGCGCGGACATCACCTTCCGGCCGTTGTGGCGTAACTGGGCCGGTTCGCTGGAAACGTTGGTCGCGGATCAGGTTCCGACCAATGCGCGGCTGTGGTGGGCTGAGCGAGACATCGCTTTCCTTCAGGAAGACCGGGCGGACGCGGCGAGCATCTTCAACACTCGGATGACCGGTATCCGTACCGGAGTGGACGCCGGGTTTGAACCTAACGCGATGGTCCAGGCCGCGCTAAGCGACGACATTGGGCTACTGATGGACAGCCACACAGGCCTGTTCTCGGTGCAGCTTCAGCCGGCCGCTAGTGGCACCATGAAGACGGGCGTCGAAGCGGCGCCTCCGCTGGTCCCATCACCGACGCCGATTAACGGTAACCGCCCGGCAGCGATGGCCGGAAACACGAACGGAGTAGGACAGTGACGCGACCTCTCGGTTATCAGGGTCCGAGCGCGGCAGGTCAGCCGCAGGCTGGCGGCGAGCCGGCGACCGCGCCTATGAGTGGCTCGACTTCTACGGACGCGGCAGCGATCAACATGCCGCCCGGCCACAACGAGGACATGGGCGAGAACTACGGCCGGCCACCCGAGTATCCGGTGTACACGGTTTCCGATGCCGACAACGCGTTGCCGGCCCCGTTGGTGAGCCCTTCCGGAGGCGAGCAGGGTCCGGTCGAGCAGGGCATGAACGACGTGAACCCGCAGGGACCGCAGCCGGACCCCACGGTGGGCGCACCGGCCGGGCTGTACCAGGCTCCGCCCGGTAACGTCGGTAACGCTGCGGACTGACCGAAAAGCACGGGGGAGACGGCGGTGGCACAGCTTTCAAGCGCGGAGCTTAACAACCTCCCGGACAGCGCCTTTGCGTACATCGAGCCAGGCGGCACCAAAGACGGCGAGGGCAAGACGGCCCCCCGGTCGCTGCGCCACTTCGCCATCCACGACGAGGCGCATGTCCGTAACGCGCTGAGCCGCGCACCGCAGTCTCCGTTCGGCAAGAAAGCCATGCCGAAGATCCTGGCGGCGGCGAAAAGGTTCAAGATCCAGGTCCAGGCGGATGATGCTCAGCGCTCCGATGAGCTTCAGGCATGGCCCGAGTTCATCACCAGGTCGTACAGTCTCGCCGACGTGGAACTTCAGTCCGGCAAGGTGACCTGCGAGCGCTGCGGCAAGGACGCGACCGGGCACATGGTGGACGCCTACGTGGTCGTGTTCGGGCAGCAAGCAGAGATCCACGACGAGCTCGGGCATTACCGCGAGGACATCCACCGAAACGCATTCAACCTGGCCATCAGCCGGTGGCAGGGCTCGCCCCCGCCGGGGCCGGTGAGCGTCTTCTACAACCACGGGATGACGTTGTACGGCACGCCGTCCGAGATGGGTTCCCAGACGCTCGGGCATCCGGCGGCGATCCGCGCCGACAGCAAGGGCGTGTTGACCTCCACCCACTACGGCCGAACCCCCTTCGCCGAGGGCGTGAAACAGGATCTCGTTGACGGCAACCTCGGCGGTCATTCCTTCACGGGTCGCATTGTCCGATCCGATCCGCCCAAGGTTCCTCGGATACGGCGCGGTGACGAGCTGCCCCGGGTCACCCGGTTGGAAATGGGGCTCAAGGAGTACGGGCCGACGCCGATGCCGGCCTACGCCAACACGGGGGTGGTGGCGAGCCGGGCAGATCTGCAGGTCGACGAAGGCGACCAGCCGGCACGCCGGGCGCTGACGCAGGCCGATATCGCGCGGCGTGCGCGGATGGCACAGATGACGCGTTGGGATCTGGCGCACCGCGACGAGTAAGGTAACATCCAAAATTAAGCGACGGGACGCGCAAGCGCACCCGCCCCGCCCTCCCGGGAGGATCCCGGGAACCTGGCGCCGAGGGACCTGCCACAGCCTTGTGGCCCCCGGTCGGTAGACGTACCAGCGACGCACAGTCGTCGCGGCTGCCGAAGGGGACACCGGCCGTGGGACGCTTGCAGGAGATCGTCAACCGTCAGGAAGAGATCCAGCGGGCGCTGAAGGCGCTCGAAGATCTGGCTGAGCCCGAGGGCGACGACGCTCAGCGGGCGCAGACCCTCGAAGATCGCGCGTCGGCTGCCGACGAACTGATGGACGAGTTCGACACGCTTGAGGACGAGCGCAAGCCGCTCGCCGCGCGTGAGGCTCGCCGGGCGCGGCTCATGCAGGACATGCAGGACGAGTCGCGGCGTATCCCGCACCTGAACAGCGATGGTGACGGTGGCGGGCGTAACGACGCCACGGTGCACGTCAAGGCCGGCGGCCGGAAGCAGGACCCCTACAAGGATCTGCGTACGGACATTGTGCGGACCAGCTACCTGAAGGAGCACGTCGCTTCACGGGCGCAGGGCACCGAGTACGCGTCGCGGGCCGTGGACGTGATCGAGCAGTTCTCCGAGGATCTCTCGCCGACTTTCGCGCACGACGAGCGTGAGGCCGCGACTGCGCTGATTCAGCGGGCTGGGCGGCGTCAGCGACCCCTGCTCGCCGCGCACGTCCTGCTGACGGGCAAGCCCGAGTACACCGACCTGTTCTGGGACTACATGGGCGCCCCCCTCGACATGGCCCAGCGTGCCGCGCTGTCCCTCACGAACGCGAACGGCGGCTACCTGGTCCCCTTCACGCTGGACCCGACGATCATCCTGACGAACGCGGGCAGCGCGAACCCGTTCCGGCAGATCTCCAACGTCAAGCAGGTCGCCACGAACACCTGGAACGGTGTCGCGTCGACCGGCATGAACGCGGCGTGGCTCGCTGAGGCCGGCGTGGTCGCCGACGCTTCGCCCTCGTTCTCGAACATCCAGATCACCCCACAGAAGGGTTCGGCGTGGGTGTTCGGTTCGTACGAAATCCTGGAGGACTCCGACTTCGAGACGGAGCTTCCCGGTCTGCTCGCGGACGCGAAGGACCGGCTAGAAGAGGCCGCGTTCGCCACGGGCACCGGTTCGGGCCAGCCGAAGGGCATCGTGACGGCCGCGACGACCGTCTACACCACAGCCGACACCACGGGCCACACGGCCGCGATCGCCGACGTGTACGGCATCCAGGCCGCGCTGCCGGCCCGGTTCCGGCGTAACGCGTCGTGGGTCGCGTCGATCTCGGCGATCAACCGGTTCAGGCAGTTGGACACCGCCGGAGGTTCCTCGTACTGGACGAACCTCGGTCAGGGCCAGCCCGAGCGGCTGCTCGGCGGCGGCATCTTCGAGTCGACCACGGTCAGCGCCTACACGCCGTCGATCGGCCAGCTCGTCGCGGTGTACGGCGACTTCCGACAGTTCTGCATCGTCGACCGCATCGGCATGTCGGTCATGTACGAGCCGATGGTGAAGGACCAGGCGACCGGACGCCCAACCGGGCAGGGCGGATGGTTCGCCTTCTGGCGGACCGGTTCGGATGCTCTGGTGCCAGGTGCGTTCCGGACGCTGAAGCTCGCCTGAGTCGCTGAGATGGGCCAGCGCGCGGTGGTGTCCTATGTCCGCCCGGATTACGTCCGAGGCGAGTTCATGGAGTCTGCCCTCGCGCTGGCCCACTTCTCGGAGACGACCATCGACACGTTCCTGCCGCAGCGCAGCGGCCCGAACATTGTCCGGGCACGTAACGCCATCTGCCGCAAGTTCATGACGGAGCAGACCGCACCGTGGCTCCTGATGGTCGACACGGACATGGTGTTCAACCCGGATGTGCTGGACCGCCTGGTAGCGGCTGCCCACCCGGTTGACCGCCCCATCGTCGGTGCGCTGTGTTTCTCGGAGAGCGACAACGGCGGCGAGCCGTACTCAACCATGTACGAGATTGTGCAGCGCGGCCCTCAGCGGACCTTCGCGCGCTACGCCCAATGGGAAGAGGACACCCTCAAGCCAGTCACCGGCACGGGTACGGGCTGCCTGCTGGTGCATCGTGACGCGCTTGACCGCATCGCTCAGGCCAAGCCGCTGTCAACAGTCACGCCCTGGTTCAAAGAGATGGTGCTTGACCAACTCTTGATGGGCGAAGACCTGTACTTCTGCCTCAAGGCACAGGCCGCTGGCCTTCCGGTCTATGTCCACACCGGGATTCAGGTCGGACACCTGAAGTCGACCATGTTGGGGAAGGTGCGCTGATGGCTACCACGATGGCCCGGGTTACCTGCGTCGATCTCAGCGCCCGCTATCAGGCGGCCACGGCCGGCACCGCGCCGGGCGTGATCGCTACGCCCGCGAACAACGACCTCATTCCGATCAGCTCGGGCACCGGAACACTCATCATGTTCCAGACCGCCGGCACCGGCTCGACCATCACCCTGACGAACGTGATCGCGCCACCGTACGGGACCGGCGGAAACGTCACCGTGACCCTCGCCGCGACGGACTTCCAGGTGGTGCTGATCGACAACGATGGCGTCAACCGGTTCGACCAGGGCCCCGGCGCGAACCTCGGCTACATCCTGCTCACCTA